GACCGGAGATTTAACGAGTTACGGCTCGTATTGGAGAATGGAATATGTCTGTGCGGACAGCATCATCAAAAAATAGGAACAGCGCCAAAAAAGCTGCGGGAAAAGCTATCGAAACTGATGGTGGGTCCAAAAACATATTCGGCTCTGACGGGCCTGCTACAGACTACTTTGTCGGGAACGGATACCGACCAAACCAACGGGAAGCCATCGAAGAAATCGAGGACGCCTTCGAGCAGGGATACCGGTATGTTGTGGTAGATGCTCCCACCGGCGCAGGAAAGAGCCACGTCGCCCGGTCGTTTGCGTTTCAATCTAACAGTACTCATTTGGTGACGGTCCAGAAGCTATTGCAGGACCAGTACCAGAGAGACTTTCCCGATATGTATGTGATGAAAGGCCGGAATGCGTATGCCTGTATAGAGGGCGAGGCCGGGGATAGCTGTGCGAACGGACCCTGCCGCCGTCGGAAGATGGGACCGAATCCGAACTGTCCGTATCAGGTAGCGAAGATGAAAGCAATGGCCGCCCCTGTTACGGTTCACAACTTCGATTCATTCTTTTACCAGAACAGTTATGGTGGCGGATATGGTGGGCGTAAGCTGTTGATTGTTGACGAGGCTCATAATATTCCGGGCAAGTTCACGGAGTTCCTGAGTTTCACCATCGATAGTCGAGGTGGGATAGTGGTCCCTGAAGCGTACACTTTGGGAGAGTACGATGACTTTGTGGGAGCTACGAGAACCGAATATCAGGCAGAATATGACGCCCTTCAACGTCAGTTCAATGCGGTCGGTCTGGATGATAAGAATCAGTTACGGCGTATGCAGGACCTTGGAGGTATGCTTCAAAAGATGAGTACCTATCTGTTCGAGCGTCAGAAAGAATATCCGACTGAGTTCGTATTCGACTTCAAAAGCAAGGGTCGCCACGGTGCTAACGTGACGTTCCGTCCGGTGTTTGTTGGTAAGTGGGCAAGCCGTTGGTTATTCAATTACGGTGAGCGAGTGATCCTGATGAGTGCCACAATTCTCAACAAGGAAATGTTCTGCCGGGAAGTTGGATTGAATCCTGATGAAACCTATTATGTACAGGTTCCATCTACCTTCCCGCCTGAGAATCGGCCTATAGTCAAGAAATATGCTGGTAAGATGAGCTATAACGACATCGATGAGACCTTACCTAACATTGTGGACCGGGTACAGGAGATCGTGGACAGATTCCCGGATCGTAAGGGAATAATCCAGACTCACAGCGAGAAGATCGCCTCGTATCTACAGAACAACCTGTTCGACAGGAGATTCACGTTCAACAAGAACTTTCCCCGTACACAGGACATGCTGGAAAGTCATAAGCGGAAGAACGGATCATTCATCGTGGCGAGTGGGCTGCGGGAAGGTCTGGACCTCCATGGAGACCTGAGCAAGATTCAGGTGTTCTGCAAGATTCCCTATCCAAGTATGGGTGACAAGGTAGTCAAGCGGAAAATGGAGCTTGACGATAATTGGTATGGGTGGATTACAACTGTCATGTTTATACAAGCGCTGGGGCGCTCGGTGCGGTCTCCGAAAGAGAAGGCCGTCACCTATATTTTGGATTCGGGATTCTGATGGTTCTACAAACGGAACAAGAAGTTCATCCCGGACTATATCAAGGATGCTATCAAGTGGTAAGTGAGTTATCGAAATTGCAGAAAAAGGTCGGAGAGTTCGGATTGATAAAGTTCCCGACAGCTACACCGGGCACACGTGTTGCCCATTTGAAACGAGAGGTTCTGGAATTGGAAGAGGATCACGACCCAGTGGAGGCCGCCGATTGTGTGATTCTTCTATTGGGACATGCTTTCCTGTGCGGATACGACCTGTACGAGGAAGTGTTGAAGAAGTTTGAGGAGATTCAGACTCGTGAGTGGGGAGATCCCGATCATGAGGGTGTGCAAGAGCATATCAGGGAGTAGTGATGAAAGCGTATATCGGGATTGATAATGGAGTGACTGGATCGTTTGCATTCATCGGAGGGGATGAGGTGTATTTTGCTCCGGTACCTACTCATAAAGAGCAGAGCTACACGAAAAAGAAAGCGATCATCACCCGGATAGATTGGATGCAGTTGCAGACATGGCTGGCTGACTTCGCTTCGAGGTGGGGTAATAAGGATTATATCCGGGTGTTTATTGAACGTCCGTATGTTAATCCGAAAGGATTTAAAGCTACTGTAAGTGCGTTGCGCGCTCTTGAGGCTACTCTGATCTGCGTCGAGTGGGCCGGGTTATCCTATGAATACGTTGATAGCAAGCAGTGGCAGCGTGTCATGTTGCCGAAAGGTGTGAAAGGTACGCCTGAATTGAAAAAGGCGTCAAAGGATATCGGGATAAGATTGTTCCCGAAGTTCGCGAAGTTGATAGATAAACAGAAAGACGCCGATAGTTTATTGATAGCAGAGTGGGCGAGGAGGTCACAGCTATGAGTGTGGTTAAGGCACGTGATAAGGATGTCCGCGCATTAGCTCGGATATTGAAATTGCATGTAGGTAGGTCTTCGGCTGTGAAGGCAAGTTATCTTTGTAGATTCCTGTCAAAGGGCGCTACCAGTGTCACGGTCCGGGCGTGTGTTCATCGTCTCAGGATCGAGTTCATTCTTCCTGTGTGTTCGGATAGTACGGGTTACTGGGTTGCGGCTACTGACGAAGAACTTGATACCTGTATCGAATCGTTGAGTGCGCGTGCGGAGTCCATTACCGAAGCTAAGATGAGTTTACCGCCGTGGAAGGGGAATCTATGAGCCGATTGGACAGACTGGATAAGGAGTTTAGCAGATTGGAGAAGGTCGAGGCACTACTCGACCGGATAAGTAATTGCCAAAACAACAATGAGGACTTGAACAACTGGGAGGATGACTTTCTCGAATCTATCGAGAATTGGCTGCGTAGTGAGGGTCATGGTTTATCTGATAACCAGCTTAATAAGTTAGAACAGATCGAGTTGGTTGTTGCTGAAGGCAGGCAGGCTGCGTGGGATTAAAGGAAGTAACTTGTAATGCTTGTGGACGTAAGATCAATGATATTGAGTTCCCTCCTTCAGACAGGTGGGAATTGGCTGATGGCAGCGTTAGAGTAGTCTGTTCTAATTGTAATCATATAGAGGTGGCAGTGGAGGAATCTGATGAAGAATCTGAGTGATTTTCAGCCGTACCAGATAATGTATGTGGACGCTATGAACCTGTTGTCCCGGAGTCATTATGGTATGCCGATGCTGGAATATAAGGGAAGGAAGACCGGAATGCTTATGGGTGTGGCCCGGTTGATAATCGAGTGGAGAAAGAAAAACCCAGCCTTACGGATAGTATTTATCTGGGAGGGCCGGAACAATTGGAGAAAGGAAAAACATCCGATCTACAAAGCGCAACGGAAGAAAGACAGAGCGTTGGAGCCTTCATCGTCCCGGAAAGCCTTTCACGATGCTATTGGTCTCGTGAAAGAAAGCCTCCCCACAATGGGGGTTGATCAGGTATTGGCGGACCGGCATGAAGCTGATGACACGGTGTGGACAGTGATGTGGAGCGATGAAGGAAAGAAACTGTTTGTTTCTACTGACTGGGATTGGTGGTCACTTGTGGATCATGGTGATATCTTATATGAGAATGCGGTTCTGACTGAGACAGAGTTGCAGTCCAAGTTTACGAAGAAGTTCAACTGCGAACCGATCCCTATGGAGCGTATGTGGGTGTTCAAGGCCCTGACCGGAGATCCTTCGGACAATGTGTCGGGAGTGCCGAGATTCCCTAAGAAACTGGGGGCTATATTGGCTGCGGACCGAGAGCTTGGAGAGAATGATCTGATTCATGGTATAATCATTCACGGTTCCCCGAAGTGGGCGGAGAAAACGATTGCTAATAAGTGGGTCCTTGAACGAAATCTTGAACTAATCAAGATCGATCCGCCGCCAGTGGATGAACTCGAATGGCTCAAGGCTCCGACGTATGAAGCGGAGGCGTTCGGTGATGTTCTACTGAAGAGTGGAATGGGTAATCTGTATGATCGATTGACAGGAGGCCAAAATGGATAGTCCAAAGATTGATGTGATCCCCGGAGATGATATTATTGATGTGTACATGGCTGCGGATAATGATGTTCAGCAGGCGGTGACCAACATCTTGATGAGTGCCGGGAATATGTTGTCGGCGACTTTCGCCGGGACTACTCCTCGTGGGCAGCCGTTGGTAAATCTGAATTGGAAAGCAAATCAGGATCTGTCACTTCTTATGATGACAGTCATGGCACAGGTTGGAACAAAGAGGTTCGGTGAAGTATGGCTAAACAGCTTGAAAGAACAGATATCCCATCTGGCGTAGAGTACTGGCCAGATTGCGATCTGTGTCCTAAGTTATGCGCCAACTCTATGAATGTGTGTATGGAGGGCGACGGCCCTGACAATGCCGCCCTGATGATAATCGGGGAGGCTCCCGGAGCTACTGAGGATGAATTGAATCTTCCATTTGTGGGTCAGTCCGGGGAATATCTGAGGGATGACTTGCTTGTGCCTGCCAGTATACCAGAGAGCCAAGTTCGATTTACTAACACCACCCGATGTCACCCTCCGAAGAACCGGAACCCGTCTTCATTGGAAATCAGGAAGTGTCGAAGATATCTGGAAGCCGAGATCAAGCGAGTGAAACCGAAAGTCATCGTAGGTATGGGGAATGTCCCTCTGGCTGCGATGCTTGAGCGTTATTATAAGGGTGCGCAGGAAGAGGGGACCGCCCGGAAGTCAGAGACCGTAGTCGGCGGGATTACGACATGGCAGGGTAAGCAGATATGGCTCAGGGAGTTCGACTGCTGGTTCATCCCTACCTTTCACCCATCGTACTGTATGCGGAATGAGCGAAAGCAGTCAGTGTTCAGCACCGAACTTGTGATCAAGGACCTGATGCGGGCGTGGGAACTGAGTAAGGAAGATCGGTATGTGGCGTCGGACATCGTGACGACGGTTGTGAAAACCGCAGAACAGGCGGGTAGAGTCATCAAGAAGATGGTAGCCTCTGAAATATTCGCATACGATATCGAGACGGGTGTGAATGACGAGGAACCTGCCAAGCCCCATATTATTGGCTGTTCGTTTGCCAATTCTGGTACTCACGGCTATTATATCCCATGGTCTCTGGTCGAGAAGAATAAAGGGCTCAATTGGACGATGCGCGGGATGCTGGGGAATACGTAGCTGACAAAGCTCATGCATAACGGTGCTTATGAGGTCCGGGTGATGCGGTTCAACGGTATCCCGATCTATGACAAGTACTTTGACACGATGATATCGGCCCACTTGGTCGATGAGAACTTCACAAAACGATTGAAAGACCTGACTTGGATACACACTGATTTCGGTGGGTACGACATCCCACTGGAAAAATACAAATACGAAAACAAGATCAAGGCCGACTACGCGAAGATTCCCTATAAGATGCTGTCTGATTACGGCGCTCTGGATTCTGTATCGACTTGGATTCTATATGAAAAGACTGTAGAACTGATGAAAGCGGATCATTTGCTGCCGCTTTTTAATAAAGTGAGTATGCCGGTACGTCGGGTGATGAGTGACGCCGAATACGCGGGCATCTATGTGGACGAAGAAAGAGCCCACGTAGTTAAGGCTCATTGTGAAGCATCGCTTGAGTGGTTGGAGCAGTCAATCTATACGTGCGCGGGTCAAGAGTTCAATATAGCAAGTTCACAACAGCTTCAACAGGTGTTGTACAAGCGTATGGGATTCGCTCCGCTGAAGAAAACGAAGACAGGTCACAGCACGGACAAAGAGAGTATCGAGTTCATCGCTACACAGCCGAAATCTGACATAGCTCAATACCTTTCGGACCTGAGCTATGTGAAAACAATGGTCAACACTCATATCGGGCAGGCACTTGAGTTCCGATGGGAAAGTGACGGTAGGATACACGCCCATTACAATCTGACTGGGGCCGTGACCGGGAGAGCGAGTTGTTCGAGCCCGAGTCTTCAGAATGTACCGCATGACAAGTTGATCAGGTCAATCTATACAGCGACGCCGGGGAATTATCTGATTGAAGCCGACTTGAAGAGTGCCGAGCTTGCAGCTATCGCGGCGGTATCTGGGGAAACGGCGTTCCTTGATGCGTTTGCGCGGGGCCTTGACCCTCATGCTCAGACCTATCGGACAATCTATGGTCTACCGGACAGCTACAAGCCGACGAAGTTGGAACGGCGGAAGGCTAAGACCATCAATTTCGGTCTGGTATACGGAATCACTGCTGTTGGGCTGGCCCATGGACTGGGTGTGACGGTAGAAGAGGCGCAGGCGTTTATGAACCTGTATTTTGAGCGGCTGCCGAACATCTATAAGTGGATGGAGAGTCAGAAGCGGTTCGTCAGGAAGCACGGCTATGTGGTATCCGTGTTCAATAGGAAACGACGGTTGCCGATGGGATTGTCGGATAGCTGGTTTGATCAGGGCAGAGCCGAACGTCAGGCGATGAATGCCCCTATTCAATCGAGCGCAGCAGACTATACTTACATTGGATTGATCAGGCTGGCACGACTCTTGAAGAAAGGTAAGTTTGAGAGCAAGATCGTACATACGGTCCATGATTGTGGACTGGTTGATACGGTACCAGCAGAGAAGAGACGCGTTGTTGACGCGTTCCATGAAGCATTTGAAACCCCTGTTAAGGCTATGCCAGTCAAGATGAAAATTGATGTAGAGGTGAACCGTAGATGGGGTGAAGATAATGAGTCGAGGTTGGAAGAGGTCTTCGAGAAAGTGGGCCTACCAAAGATCGCAGCATAGGAGGCGACATGATCGCAAAAGCAGAGAAGTTTGAGAAACATCTGGAAGCCGTGGGCTCAGGTGCGTTTGGGAAAGTAGAGTACAATGGTAACGGAATCATTTTGAGATCATCTACTCTGAAGACTCCCGACAGAGGATCGAGTGTACGGATGTACTTCGATGGAGATCGGAATCAGGTTATGACCGGGAGACGGTTTGATATCATGGGTGAACTGTGGTTGATGCGTCAAAACAACGCGTATAGGATATATACCAACGTTGTACTGGACAAAAAGCTCCCTGACGACGTTGTAGCCCACGTGGAGCTATCTGAGGACGCTAAGGACGTGATGGGCCTCATGAGCGCCAGTGTTGTGGTGGGAGAACCTATTTCTTTCACAGTCTTCACTTTCCGAGCTATAGAGTTCGAGAAAATGACCACTCTGGCCACTCTCGTGTTCCATGAAGAGGTCAAGCCGAAAGCCCCTGCTAAGCCGAAAGGCAAGGGCAAAGGTACGGGTAATTCTACCAGAACAAAAAAAGATGACAAACCGAAGGAGGGGGAGGGAGATGAGAGTGATATACCTGAAGAAACTCCCTCCGAGGAAGCGTCTTAATCTGAGCAAGATCGGGTCGATGGCTTATCCTACACCGGTTGAATTACATTCAAATGGGCCGGTGCGGGTAGTCTATACGTACGCTGAATATACTGAGGAAGCGTTGAAGGATTCGGATCAACCGATCCTGATAGGTGAGTCTCAGGAGTACATGGGCCGTCTGACTTTGATCCATATGTTGATGGAAACTGGTGAGATATCATCGAGTAGAGAGAATTGGTTGTATGGCTTATTGAACCCGGCAGAACTGGGAGTTTATCCCACGACCATGCCAGCGTTTTTGAACAGCCGGTTGACGACAGCAGTTTGTGAGACTGCATACCGGTATGCGATGTATGGCGCTTTGTTTTCCCGGTCGATGGGTGTACTTGCACGGCTTCCATTGCAGGGGGAGTATTCCGACGATTTGAATCGTGAGCAGATGCGCGCGTTCCATTACAACGTCGGCATAGTTTCTGAGTTTCTGGAAGGCGAGTCCGGTTCTGACTACCGTGAGAGCGCCCATGCTATACTGGATAGGGGGATGTTATGAGACGAATGAAGAGATCGAAAGTGTATTGTTCCGGCTGTGCTTACCTGCTGTTGCTGCCCGGAACACCTCCGCAGTGTGTTGCTACGGCTGAGTTTGTGGATGGTCCACTGCGCAGCCGGATCGATGTGCGCGGGAGAGTGCCTGCCGAAAAAAGAAATCTAAAAAACGACTGTGGATGGCGAGAGGGTGTGAGCCTCCGAGCCTACCGGTTGAAGCGATGGATTCTATGGAGGATGAACAATGAAGGAAAAAACAACGAAGTCCAAGAAGCCAGCCTCCGCGACTACTCAGTCTCGAAAGAAGGCGACCGCAGCAAAGCCTACCGGGGCGAAGAAACCAGAACCGAAAGTGTCGACGAACTCATCCTCGCAATCGAAGAAGACGACAGCCGCGAAGAAGCCACCGCCCAAGAAGGTGACGAAGACCTACTCACTGACGGGGGAATTGGTGATAGAGACGGGGGGAGTGCCGACGATCAAGGGGGAGGGAACGATGAACACCCCAAACCTGTTGGTGGACTCGAACGGAAATGTGGTAACAAAAACGATGGTGGAAGTGACGATTGATGGCCGTCGTCAGTTTGTTTACCTCGATGCGGAGCAAGCTGCTACGGTATTGATGGCTATGAGGATAATGCCCTATGGCAAGTTCTGAGATTAAGGCTCTCCATGCGAGAGTCTGTCTGCATGTCAGCAAGGTCCGTGAGATTGTGATAGACGATAACAACCCGACCGCGATAGCTCGCGCTCCGCTTGAATCTACCTTCTCACAGTTTGTAGATGTGGATAATTTACCTAATGTGGATGATCTTCCCTTCATTCCTGAGCGGATGAGGGATTTTGCGTATAGATATGCGACTGAATACAAGAAGGCCACGGCGTGGGCTAAAGCCTACGATGTGACTGTGATAACGATCCAAAAATGGCTCAGACATCCGGGCGTGAAGTCATACGTTGCACTGGCGCGTCTGGAAAAGCGGTTCTATACTATGGCTCGACGGTCGGCGCTTGAGAATATGGTCTGGAAGCGACTCCATGAGTTTATGAGTATCAAGATCACTGGTGACAATGCCGGAGCGGTCGCCCGGATACTTGAGTTCAGCTACAACATTCTACATTCTCCTGAAGCACTGGGTGGTCGGGAGAAAGGTGTGTTCAATCAGTCGATTTATGTGGGCAGCGGTGAGCCTTCAAATGGCCAGAGTCCCTATGCACAGGGTCAGGATCGGTCACCTTCTCCGAAGCAATTGCAGGAGTTACAGAAGCGGTTGGATAGGTTGACAATGTTGGATGCGAGGAAAGCGGCTATGGATGCTGAGTTTGTAAAGGTTGAATCTAATGACGAAAGCTGATGTTTTGAATGAAAGTACTGATATGGAAGAAACCCTACGGTATGAGATATTTAAGGACATTCGACCTTTGTACTGGGCGCTTAAATATCATCGGAACATTCGAGGGGAGTTCATGGACTTCGCCCTGAACAACGGGGCCAACTATTTATGGGACCTGTACAGGTTCATTGATGACATTCCGTATATGTGCGTCGAGAAGTCGGTTCAGTGTGGGTTATCTGAGCTATTCATCATTCAGTCACATCTTGAAGCGGCAGAGCGCGGTATGTCGGTTATGTATGTGCTTCCCAAGTATGAACTGCGAAACCGGTTTGTAAACAACCGAATCTACAAGCTGCATCGCCGTGTCGATCATTATCGGCACATGGTTGCGCTGGCGGATACGAAGGTCCATAGGACATCACTTATGCACTTTGGAGAGGGCACGCTGGCGTATGTTGGTTCGAACGTACAGGATGAGTTTATTGAGATACCTATTGATAGCGCGTTCATCGATGAGAAAGACCGGTGCAATCTGGGCAATCTGTTGATGCTCCCGGACAGGCTCACGGCAAGTCCTTATCAGTTTGAACGAGAGATCAGCAACCCGACTGTGGAAGGGTTTGGAATAGATGAACGATACGGTGAAAGTTCCATGGGCGAGTGGAAATTGCTTTGCCCACGGTGTAATACGTGGTTCAATGTGTTCAAGCCGCGTGATACCGATGCGGACCCTAATCCGATCTGTGAGGATGAGATTAGGCTAATTCATGATTGCGGCTGCCCGATTGACCGTTTAGGTCCGGGACGTTGGGATCATGCCCATCCCTTTCGAAAATGGAAGGGTTTTAGGGTCAGTAAACTGGTTGCCCAGTTGTCACCGAAGGCTACGCTCCGGGATCTGTACTCGAAATGGAATAAGTCGATTGGCAATGATCTGAAGACTCAGATATTCTTCAATTCTGATCTTGGTCTACCGTTCAGTTCCAAGGGTGCCCGGATCACACGTACAATGCTGAATGACTGCCGACGGAACTATCCGTATCCGCCTACACGTGTAGCACGGAATCGGAAACGATTTATGGGTGTGGATGTCGGGGCTGGTCTTCATGTGGTCATGAGAGAGCGGGTCCGAAGTAAGGAAGGTGTGACCCATCGACTGATCGGGATGTGGACGCTCCCCGGATTCTCCCAGCTTGGACAGATCATGCGGGAGTGGAAACCGGATTGTACTGTGATTGATGCGCTGCCGGAGATTCACAAGGTGCTTGAGATCAAGGCGGACTTTTCGAATGTCTGGTCAAGCCGGTTTCAGGAAAGCACGACGAACCTGACTAAGAATGACGTCAAAAAAGAACTGAGCATGAACCGTACGGCCATTCTGGATTACGTACGGCAGGATGTGGAACTTCAACACCTGATCAACCCGTTGAATGCTGAGTTCCTTGAAGAGGGTGTTTATTACGACCATTTGTTGGCATCGACTCGAATACTGGAAGCCAATGAAGATCATCCTGAGAAGAGTCGATTTGTATGGAAGGAAGGATCGAAACCCGATCACTTTTTCTTTGCGGAAGCATATTGCAGACAAGCGGGGATGGTTATGCCAGATCACAATGTATTTGAGTTTTTCGATCAGGAAGCGGACGCACTGACGAGTCATCAAGACAAGCGGAGTGTTGTCGGGGGAAATCTGTCGGAAGAAGAGCGACAAAAGATTGCGGACCTTCAGAGACTCACACCTGAAGTCACGTTGATCAATATCCAGAAGCAGAACAGGCCGGAGCCTCCGAAGCCGGTAGTTGATGATCAGAAGATCAAAGATACTATCGATTTCATGTTCAAATCCCAGAAGTATGTGGATGCGGATCTTGCAGCACAGGCGTCGGGTGAAGATGTGGGGGATGTTACCCGTATCCTGTTGACGCACCGGTTCAAGCAGTCCCGGATCGCTGGACAGTGGATCAAGGGGGGTTAATGCGACGATGTATCACATGCGAAGGAATACTGGAAGATCACCAATTCTCCGGCGACTCTCCTATATGCCGCATGTGTGTCACTCGGTTGAACGAGGAATACAACGTCGAGTTTTCACCCCCTCAGAGACAGACCAGAAAGGAAGCCATGGTCAATCTGATACTGGCGATCAAGAGTCAGGCTGAACACGATGAGGATATCCACAAGTGGACGACTGACGACAATAAGATCGGGGGGCCTATGGCCGCGTGGCGATTGCATTGGGTAGAGCCTCCGCCGTGGGAACAGTTATGGCGTATAATGTTAGAAGAGCAACGGCTGGCGACCATGATGCGGTCGTCGATGCATATGTATACGGGGAGGTATAGCTAATGTTTAGTGGAACAAGGAAATGGGATTCGAAGGAAGCCTACTATTCTCAAGAGAACAATCCGACTGAAGCGTACAACAAAGCAACGCTGAATGATCGGGGTAGTTGGCTGGAATCTTGCGGACCGACGGCTGCGGTGAATTGTCTGGCAGCTATGGGAAAGAATGTTGTGATCAAATGTCCGGGCGCGTTCTTGCCCCAGCCTGAAGAGGTCCTGATGGATTATTTCAACGATCCGCGCAATGCTGACAAGCTAAAGTCCGTT